AAGATAAACCTGTACCTGTTAATGTAGCATTTCCATAGCCAATTAATGTAATATCTTCAAAGTATATTTTACCGTAACTACCATCGTTTATATCAGGAAAACAGTTGAAAGTAATCCCTGAAAATGTTGATTTAATTGTTCCGTCCATTCCTAAACTTCCGTTACCTTTAATAATTATATTGGGTTTTAATATATTTATTTGCTTGCTTATCCAATAACTGCTCATAGGAAAAATAATTGTTGTGTATCCTTTAGCCATAGCATCTGCAATAGCTGAAATAATAGAATCAGAATCGTCATGCGATAAAACAGAAAAACCTGCATCGACATAAAATTTATTATCAGCCACATTAAAATAATTAGCGTTGCCCATTGCTCCATATGAAGCTACATCAATTATTCCCTTGCTTGTTACATTACCCATTAAATTTCCTGTTACTGTTAAATCTTTAATAAAAGCAGAACCCCATACTTTATTTGCAACTCCCAAAGATCCTTCATTAGTATTATTAGGAACTATATTTTTAGTTGTCATATTATCACCCCTTATTTAATATATAATACCATAAATCCAACTATTCCACCTGCCCACGTAGCAATCACATCAAATTTATCTACCGTGTGTTTATCTGAATGTTTTTGATCATACATTTCTTTTGTTTTTCCTGCCATAATAGCCAACAATAAACCAATTAATGGATTTATAGGGAAAAAGGTGGCTAATATATAACCACCGCTAAAATGTGCAACCTTATCGATATTGCTATTTAATAACGTCAATAGTTTTTCCATTGTACACCTCTAAAAGTTTTAATTTTAATTCTTCTTGCAATTCTTTGTACTTTAAAATTAACTTACTGCTATCCAGTCCACTATTTTCTACCAATAATCTAGCATTTTCGATTTCTTTTAACTTGTTATTGTAGTAACTATTTACCTCTCTGTATTTTTGTTTTATTAATTCTTCTTTTGTCGGTTTGTATTCTTCCGTTATTTCTATTTCTACGTCTGCTATTTCACCGTTAATTAACTTTTTAGCATTTTTACCTTTCCAAATAATTGGTATTTCAGATAATAACCAACCGTTTTCTTTGTATTCTTGTATTTCTTTTTCATTATCTGAAATTATTGATTGATTGCTTGTATTATTTTCTATTTTGTATAAAAACATTTAAAAACCTCCTATTGCTTGTGCAAATAAAATTAAAGAAACATTGTCAGATTTATATATTGTAATGTAAGGAGACGTTGCATGAGAAATTGCTAAGTAAACACCATCTGTAGAGAAAGAACAACCGTTACCTGTTCCTGTCGGTAATGTAGATGGATTCGTCAATTTGGTGAAAGTATCTCCACTTCGCTTGTAAATGGTTACAAATGGTGTATTTTGGTGACATATAGACAAATAAACTCCATCGTTAGAAAAAGAACAACCCCATGCATTATTAGCAGGAAGAATTACAGGGTCAGTTAATTTAGTAAATATATCTCCGTTTCTTTTATAAATATTAACAAATGGAGGTGCGCTATATGCAACTGCTAAATAATTTCCATCTCCTGAAAATGAACAGTTGTGAGAAGCGAATCCCGGTAACGTAGTAGGATCGTCAAGTTTAGTAAAAGCATCGCCACTACGTTTGTAAACTGTTATATAAGGAGATGTGAAATGGCAAATTATTAAATAGTTAACATCAGGAGAAAAAGAGCATCCGTTACCTGTACCTGTTGGTAACGTAGCGGGATCAGATAGTTTGGTAAAAGAATCGCCACTACGTTTATAAATTGTAAAAAATGGCGTTACATCGTGCGCAACTGATAAATAAACTCCATCGTTGGAAAAAGAACAGCCAAAAGAAGAAGAAGTAGGTAATATTGAAGGATCAGCCAATTTATTAAAAATATCTCCGTTTCTTTTATAAATAGTTATAAATGGAGTTGTATAATGACAAACCGTCAGATAAACACCATCACTGGAAAACGAACAACCATTACCTGCACCCGTTGGCAATATCGATGGATTCGTCAATTTGGTGAAAGTATCTCCACTTCGCTTGTAAATCGTTATGAAAGGAGAAATATTATGTGCAATTGCTAAATAAACACCATCTGTAGAGAACGAACAACCGCTACCTGTTCCTGTCGGTAATGCAGAGGGATTGGTTAATTTAGTAAATACATCCATTACGCTCTATTCACCTGCTTTAAACTAACACTAATACCTTTTGTCAATCCAGTTGTATTGCTAGTAAAAACCTGTATCTTTTGATCTGCTGTTATTGGTAAGGAAACAGTAATTTCTGTTGAATCGGTAGTGATTGCAGGAGATGTATAAATTAATGATCCGTTATGATGAAAAGTAATAACTAAACTAGTCGGATTTTCACCATGACAGTCAACAAACATTTTATTGTATGTTTTATTTCTTCCTGCTCTTGTTATCGGAGAATAAAGCAATCCTGCAGGAATAAATAGTGTACCTATGTCCGCTTGTTCGTACAAAGATTTAATAGTACACGGTAAAACTGCTCCCCATATATATCCAGTAACTTGCTCGAATCTTTTAGTTATCCATGACAACCATTGTGTAATTGTTCCAGTTAATGAATATGTTGTGGCAGTTGTTGGATCTGCCGTTCGATTACCGATAACAGTATCAATAGCAGAATTATCATCTAATTGGTCTACTTTACCGTTATTATTAGTATCGTATGTGGCTTTAAGCATATCGCCTGTTCCTGATCCACTTGCACCTTTAATATTAAGTATTGGTGAACCCCACGAACTAGATATTTTATTATAGATATCACTATTTTCGGTATTTAAATAATAATCTCCATCCATTCCTAGCGAAATATTTGGAACTCCTGAACCATTATACCATTTAGAACCGTTTGCTCCTTTTGCTAATCCTGCATCAATTATAGTATTATCTGTTAATGTAATAATTAAATGACCATTAATGTTAATTATAGCGGTTTTCACCCCAATACCATCCGCGCCAGTTCCACCACCTCCACCACCGCCACCACCTGTTCCAGTGGTAATATTTCCATCGATATCTAAAACAAAAAGTCCACCTGTTCCTATTTTAGAATCTAATTCTTTTATTTTAGTGTCTAAAATATCAGCATTTCCGTTAAAGTCATCAATGTTATAGTTTTCAGATTGCAATGGTTTTTTTAAATTTATATTTGGTGTAAATGTTGGCATTATATCACCCCTTGTCTTATTTGATCGTGTGTAAATCCGTTTAGATTGTAATGTGTTCTACTTTTTAATTCTTCATGCCTGCGATACTTAAATGAGTAAATAATTTCTAAGTGTGCAGGAATTATTTCACTAACCGCGTTATAAACATCTTGCATGTTGCTAGGCATACCCAATACACTATTAAATATAACTTTAATCCTATAGTCGTTTAAATTAAGTTGACCATAAGTGTATTGCTTTAATTGTTCATGTGTTTTGTCAGACATACTATAATGAGTCATAAATTCAATAATTTCAACATCACCATTTGTCCACGAATCTATAACCTTTTTAATCATTGCCTTAGTTGCAGTACCAAATCCCCTCATGCGTGCCATTACACGACTCCTGCGTTCATCTATTGTTATTCCTAGTGGATTTATCGGCAATCCATATTCTAATTCATAATCCTTTAATGATTTTGTTGCGGTGGGTACTACAAATTGATTTTGCGTTTCTTGGTAATAACTTTCTAATAAGTTTAATTCTTTATCATAACTTTCAGTAATGTTTCTTAGGAAAATGCTTTTATTGTAATAACTAGGAAGGTAGTAGATTATTTCTGACATATAGCACCTCCTATTGTGTCAGTGTTAATGTTCCGAGAGTTGGCACTTCTGTTTTTACGTTGCTGTCAACCAATCCAATGTTTTTATTCAATCCATTAATTAATAATAAATTATAATCAATGTCTGCAACTCCTGCGGTATTAAAAATAATATTACCGATTTTAGCGTAAAAAACATACAAATCTACAAACGTAATATCTTTAAAATATTGTTTAAGGCTATTAGTTATTGATGTAGTAACCTGGTCAATCGTAAAATCATTTTTAACGCTTATCCTTGCTGATACATTTACCGTTAATTTATCGCCAGTACTAACTGTCACACTTGCCCCAATTGGTCGCACTGTCTCGATATACGTTGCAACATCTTGTATTAACTCAGTTGTAGCCAATTCTTTGTTGCGATCTATAACCAATACTTTTACTGTTCCTGCTCCATTCCAAATAGGCTTTACTTTAACCATGCCTACACCAGTTACACTTTCAGCCCATTTTTGGTAGTGGTACGCGTTTCCGCTTGTTGCAGGTCTGCGTACCTCGTTGTAGTAACGTTGCAGTAATTCTTCTCTAGTTTCTTCGGAGTATCCATTAGTAAACGCTAATTCGTTGGTTACCAAATTTAAACCTACTAAAGTTTTTGGGAATCGGTTAATTGTATTAGCTAATGTATTCCCTTGTGATCCTAAAACTGTACATTCTACATTAACGTTTTCAAATCCACTTATTCCGATTGTTTTGGTTTCCGTTATTACATATTCATTTAGTTCACTACCAACTAAATCACCTTCCTTTATAACAGATCCATTCATTCCGGTAATTTTTACAATTCCACTCGCTTTAGTTGCAGGTTTCCAATCAATTCCTCTTTCATATGCAATTACTTTTAAGTTTTCAAAGTCTGCTGTTCCTGCAAATTTTTGTTCTAAAGAATCGTCAATTTCAATATATTTCGATTCTAGTTCCAATCCTAACCCTTGCGACAACTCCCAAGTTAAACTTCCTGTTGATTTGTCGTAAATATCATTTACACTAGTTAGTATTCTTTCGCGAATTATGTCCCTGCTATCAGCCATTTTGCACCCCCTTATTACATTTTAACATAAATCTGTTCTCCAAGATTTGTTTTAAATAAAAGTAAATTATTTGTTATTAATTTAACTCCTACAAAGTCTTTTATTTCATCTACTGTTGTCAAAGTTATAAAATCTCCATCACTAAAACTTGCAAAAGATTCTTCTGTTTCAGTTATGGAATTCAATTCAATTTCCATATTTATTGCAACTTCTGAACTATCAGAAACTTTACTTAGGTAGAAATTATTTATAGATTTAATACGTTCGTGTTGCAACAAAGACCGTTTTAAATTATCTTCAAACTGCAGTTTAATTATTTCAGGAGGTAACGCAACTCCTATAAATCTTTCTATTCCAAAACCATATTCAGTATTCCAATAAACAGGAGATCTTTCGTATTCTGTTCTTAGCGTTTTTTCAATCCAAAATACCACCGATGCATCACCTGATAACTGTATTAATTTTCCGTCTTTTAAAACAAATTCTTTAGTGTTAAAATCAAATAAAAAATTAATTCCTCTGTCTCTTATTGTGTTTACGCTTTCTGTTCCACTAATTGAAAAACTTGCATTGGTAGGAAATAAACTCATAGTCTCACCGCCTTATCGAACACATACCACATGTTACCGTTATTAATCGGTATTACTATATACTCATCACCTATTTTGGGATTGTCTGTCCACGTTATTGATCCAGTTATATCAGCCTTATAAGCATGATCGTGACTAGCAAAAGCGGGATCACCGCTACCTCCTGACCTAACATCTGTTACGCCATACACAGGATTAATTAAAAAGTCTCTCTTGTAACCTGCTAGGATACTTTTTGACCACACTACATTGTTATATTCAGCAGCTAAAAAAACAGAATCCTCCATTTTCAAAACTAATGGATTTTCTTGTACTACAAAAGCTGTACCTGCCTGAAAGGGAGAAGGGTTATCCCTTTCCTTAAATAACAAAGCTAAATCTGTTAATTTATCGTTTTCCATTTATAAAACCTCCAATTCTAAATTCATAGTATGTATTGATCCAATATTATGAGTACAAGAGTTTATTAAAAACTTTCCACTTATTTTATTTATTGGTTCTTCGATTTCTATAACTCTGTTTGCCCTGCAATCATCATCACCTAATAACGTTACTGATATTTTTTCGCTCAATTTATTTAATTCTTTTAGTTGGTTTTTGGATATAGAAGAAGATTTGCTGTAATCGTCTTTATCTAAATACTCTAATTTTTGCAATTTGCCGTATTTTTTAATATTTGTTTGATCGTCTGCATAAGCTAAGTATTTAATGTTGTTCTTATGTTCACCTACAACTCTTATAGCATTGTATAAACCGTCTAAAGATATACTATGTTTTATATCTTTTAAATACTTGTTAACGTTTTCGTTGTCAGAAATAGCACTAGAATTATAAGTTATTATATTTTCATTGAGATCTTCAAGATAAAAACTGTCTCCAACCATTTCCCATCTGTATTTTTTACCTTGTTCCTTTTGTCCCAATTCTATGTTTTCTTCTATTATTTTGGAAAGAGTTCCACGCCTTAAATTTTTAAATATTGTTGGTATTTCTGTTATTTTACCAATTGGTATTTTATAATCATTTAAAATTCTTTTTATGTTAGATGTAACACTTGCATTAAATTGATAAATATCTTCATTTTTATTGAGATACCATCCGAAATCATGCGATTTATACGATATTTTACCTCTGCCGTTAAACTCTCTAGTTATAACAACTCCCTTAAAATAAACTTTATCATTATTCTTTAAAACAATTATATCTCCTTCTACTAATGATGTTTTCACTGTGTAAATATCATCGTAAATCATTTCAAAATTCACTTCTTCTGATACTTCTTTTGCTGTACTTCTTCTTGTTATTCTACCAACGTAATTAGTTATATCAATTAAATCTGTTCCTTCTTGCTTGTATAACTTATGCAAATAAATCACCTACTTTAAAAATCTTTTTTCTATAAAACCGCCTTTGATTTTAACCCATTGACCTTTAATTCCTGATACCTCTTGATTAAATTGTCCTATTACTCCTGTTATTTTTGACTTCTCTCTGTAAATATCACTTTGTACTTTTGTTATTTTACCTCTAAAATCACTTAAAATTTTAATTGTATCCTTTATTTTAGACAAATCTGTAACTTTAGGAAATTGTAATCCAGGTCCAGTAAAAATATTCTTTTTAATTAAATCTGTTGTTTTTATTTTTGAATCTTTTAGTGGTTTTACTACGTCCGAACTAGTTGTTTTAATTTTAACAGGTGTTTTCTTTACATATAATTCATTTCTTAAAAATTCCGCAATAGATAACGAATATTCTATATCTCCGCTACCGTCTTTTATTCCGTAATCCAATTTAGATATTACACACCTAAAAGATATATTAATATTGCTTACCGTTATATACAAAGGTTTTCTTAGCGATCTCCAAGATTCAATCTTATCAATATACTCCATTCCTTTAAATGTATTATCTTTATTAAATCTGTAATCTTTTAAAGGGAAGAACGCTGAAATCTCCAACGTTCTATTTCCCAACAATCCAGTTAAATTAATATCTCCTTGACCAATCGTTTTAAAGTTTTCTATTTCTTGCGGAGAATTTACATTAATAGTTTTTTGTATTACAGGGAATTTTATAAATTCACTTTCGTCTGCATTGTATAAAAAAATTTCCATTCGTTTCTCCAAACCCCTCGAAATAGAGGGAATTATATATTCGCTAATCTCACTTGCAATTGTGTTACTAATTCATTAACATCCATGCCTTTTGCATCTATATGTATTGTAACATTATTACCGCTACTTGCGTTACCATCCATAAGTTGTTGTGTTCGCTCGGCAGGTATAATTGCTGTTCCGCTTGGCATAATCTGCATTTCACCGCCACGTTCATTAACCATACTTGCACCACCACTAAAATATGACGTTCCGTTGGCGTTTTTAACTGGACTTGGTCCCATTGCTCCTGTTGCAAAATATCCTACTGAATCATTATTACCTAATCCCTTTTTTAAACCTAAAAATTCTTTTAACGAATCAAATGCACCGTTTACTTTTTCTTTAAAAGTGTCTATATGATTGTATGCCCATATAAGACTTATTACTAATGCACCAATTGCTAATACAACTATTCCTATAGGATTTGCCCACAGCACTGTATTTAAAAGTAATTGAGCACCTGCCCATGCTTCAGTAAAAAACGTTGCTAAACTAGTAGTTGACTGATAAACCATTATAGCAACTGTCAATACTTCAACGATTGCTATTTTTGCGGTAAGATATCCAACATGAATCAGCTCCATTGCTATGGCAGATCTAATTGCCAATTGATAAGTTGCCCATGCGACTACTATATCTAAAATAGTTTCTTTATGTTCAGCCAAAACACTGCCATAATACTTAAATTCATTAACTGCTTTAGGTACAAGTGCTGTTATTTCTCTTACCGCTTCGGTTAGTGGCACTCTAAAATCTTCAAATGCCTTTATTCCTAAATTTGTTAATACATTTCCTAATATGTTTAGCGAACCCCATAAATTATCGCTTATGGTTTGTGCCATTAATTCAGCCGCGCCATCAGCGTTTTTGAGCGCTTCTTCTTCCGCTTTTAATTTAGCCCCGCCCTCTGTTAATAATGCTATCATTCCGCTTAATGCAGGTTTTCCCGCTAATGCCGCTACGTTTGCCAATCGTTGCTCTTTAGTCATATTAGCCATGCCATCGTTCATTTCGTCTAGCATTTGCGACATTGGTTTCATTTTTCCTGTAGCAGAATCAAAGGCTTTAAAATTCATATTTTTCATAGCATCGCGCATTTGCTTTGTAGGTTTAGCCATATTAGTAATTACGCCACGCAATGTTGTGCCTGCCATTGATGCCTTGATGCCATGATTACCTAATAACACGATAGATGCCGATAAATCTTCCAGTCCTATGCCAACTCCTGCCGCAATCGGAGCAACATAATTAAGAGATATACCCATATCTTGTACCGAAATAGCAGAATCAGCCGCCGCCATTGCAATAACATCTACCATATGAGGTAATCCCTCAACCCCCATTTTAAAACTTCTTACCGCACTAGTACAAATTTCAGTAGCCTGCGCCATATCCAAATTTCCTGCAACTGATAACAATACTGCGCTTTCATAGCCCTTTAAAGTTTCAGTAGCGTTAAAACCCGCACTGGCAAACACTTGCATTCCGTCTGCCATTTCTTTGGCACTTCGCGGGTATTTTTCACTAAGTTCTAATGCCTTATCAGATAATAATTTCATTTCAGCATTAGTACCACGCGAAACTGCTCTCACGGCTGATAGACTTTTTTCAAATTGCATTCCTGAATCTATTGCCATTTTTAACCCGCCCGCTAATAAAACACTAGCACCAACCATAGCACCAATTGTTGCCCCTGATACCCCAACTGAATCGCTGAACTTTTCAACCGAACTTGATGCGGTTTTTAGCGAGTTTCTAAAACCGTCAATGTTTAAAGACAATATTCCACTTAAAGAAAATGCCATGTTTACCTCCTTTTAAAAATAAGCCGTAGCTATTATGCCACGGCTTACTATCTACTTATTCTTTTTCTTTTCCTCATCATAATAATTAACAATTATTGCCTTGTATAATTCATATCTGCAAGGGTCGTTAAGCACTTCTAAAAGAAAATCGTCACCGTGACCACGCAAGATGAAAAAGTTTAAAAAATGAAACTCGTTGTCTTGCGCTATTAGTTTTTTAAGTCTTTGGTCATTTCTTCTACATCTTTACCAATAATTGATAACGACAACTTAGAAATTTCTTCCATATCAAACATTTTATCTATAATCATATGAGGTTTGCATCCACTGTTAAAAGTTTCCTGTAATTCCTTATCTTTTAAGTTAGGCTCAATCATATGTGAGTAAATAAGATATACATCAATTTCAATTTCTTCCATTTTTCTAACATTGAACACTTCCGCTCTAGTTGCGGTTTTAAAAGTTACTTCCGTATCTAAACTAGGGATAAACATTGTCTTAATTTCGTTTCTTTTATCGTTAATCGCCTGTTTCATTTCGATTAATTCTTGAATGCTTTTGATAGCCATTTAATAAAAACCTCCGTTATTTTTTCTTACTAGTTAATTATACCATATTTACGTTACAGGGATAAATTCAGGAAATTTAATGTCGCTGAATGTGTGGCCGAAGGGAAATTCTCTTTCTAATACTTTGCCGACTTCAAATTCTGCAATTGTTACTTCATTAAACCAGCAATTATCTAATTGTACCGATTCTCTGCCGAGCGCATCAGGATCGTCAAGGGTAACAAATAATTGGAAACGTTTATCTTTGCCACTTTTAAATTCTTCAATAAATTCCTGTTCTCGGCTATATACTTTATTAATTTTTATCGAACCATCACAGGAAATTGAAGTAATTTTGCTATCTTCGTCATAACTTCCTGCCATTTGAATTTTTTCTCGATTAATTTTAGCTTTAGATTCTACAGACTTAACTTCTGCCCATAAATTACCATTCATCCATAATTGACCTTTGCTGCCACTAATTACTTTTTGACCTGCTATTTTAGCCATTTAATTACCTCCTAATTATAATATCCATCTTCATAACGTTTAATTGATTTTACTATTGTATTATAATCAACTTTGTAAAATCTACTCAATGCTTTTCTTGTTTCACCTTTTGATATTCTAATTATAACATCTTCTACGTTTTCTTTATTTAATTTCCATTCGTGTTTACGACTCATTGCTTTAACGCTTGTTTTTTCGTATAAACTCATGTGGAATGTTGGATCGTTTATTGATGATTGGTATATTTCTTCCAGTGTCATTTTCTTTTTATAAATCATGGCTTGTAACGCTTTTGGTGTTATTCCCATTGATTTTGCTATTTCTTTATGACACTTCATTCCCATAAATTCAATTGTTGTTGTTTTGTTTTCTGTTTGCTTACTTTTGGTTATCCAACAACAATTTTCAGGGCAATAATTACTATTTACATCTTTTCTTTCAATTGTAAGATGTTCTTCATAACCATTTTGTAACGACCAGTCAATAAAATGCCTTATTGACTCAAATTTGAATTTTATACCTCTTGCTCCATAATCTTTATTACCGTTTTCTTTGCATCTATTTCTTGCATTTAATGCAATATGATAAAGTCTAGGGAAATCATTACTAAAATTATGTTTAGTTACATGTGGTATTTGTGACTTTATGCTACATTTGTTACATTGCAATTTACTTTTTTGGTTTCTTAAATAGTTAGTTGCTTTTTTTACAAATTCTCCACAATCACATTTGCATTCCCAAACAACG